TCGTCCTCCCCGCATCGGTTCGCGCCGGTTCCTGCGCGGGGGCGCCGCCAAGGGCAAGTGAAACGCGCTTGACAGCGCGACGCTGTTTGTGTACAAAACAGGAACATCGAGAAAGTGCAGCCGCCAAACAGCGTGCCGCCAGCTTGATGAGGCGACGGGCCGGTGAGCGCGGGGGTGACCCCGTCGTTCCCGGCCCGTCGGCGTTTGGGGGCCGGTTCGGGGCGGGCCTCCGCGATAACCGGGGGAGAGGCGCGATGGATAATAGCGCAGCGGAGGGGATCGTGCGCATCGGCGGCACCGGCGCGCTGACAGACGTGCGCGCTGCGAGGGAACGACCGCAGCGAACGGTGCAGGGTGTCGCCAGCGGCAGTTCCGAGGGGCGCGACGCAGGGAGTGCGCGTGAGCGCGCAACCTCGGCACGGCGAAGCATGAAACCGGTCAGCCGCGCCAAGGCTTCGGAGGCAGCGGCGCGGCGCGATGCCGCGGATCTCGTGGTTGAGCGACCCGCCGGTGTCCCGGCGCAGGAGCGTGCGTGCGAGGAGGCGGCGGCGGATCCGCGGCTGCTCGCCGCAAGGCAGGGGAGTGAGCGCGTCCAAGGTCATGCCACGCTGCGCCGCACGCTTCTCTCTTCACCGGTGCCAGTGGCGACGGACAAAGCGGAAGGGGCGTCGGAAGCCGCCGGCCGTGCGCCGGAGTCGGGGGATGAGGCTGATGCCGAGCGAAGCGTCGACGCGTCGCTTCCAGGTGGCGCACGCGGGGTCGACCGCATTGCCGGGCATACCACGCGGCTGCGGCAGCTGCGCTTTGCCAGGGTGCTGGCGGAGACGTGCAACGTGGCGGCGGCGGCCGCGTCGGCGGGGCGGACGCTGGCGACGGTGCATCGCTGGCGCAGCGTCGATGCCGCCTTTGCCGCGGCGTGGGACGAGGCGCTGGCGATGGGATACGACCGGCTGGAAAATGCGCTGCTGGTCTATGCGATCGGCAAGGTCGACGCGGTGGCCGCCGGGGCGGCAGGCGCGAGCATCAGCAACGGCGACCTGCAACTGGCGGTCGGCATGTTGCAGCGGCATCGCACCGCCGATGGCGGCCGGCGCGGCCAGATGCCGCCGGTGAGGATGCCGACCGAAGCGGAGAGCGATGCCGCGCTGAGGCGCGCGCTCGACGGGCTGGCGCGGCGGGGGGCGGCGTCATGAGCGACGATCCGTTGATGCGGCTGGCGCTGCTGCCGCCCGACGAGCGCGACCGTGTGATCGCCACGCTGTCGATGCCGATGAAGGTCGAGATGGCGGGGCGCTGGTACAGGTTCGCGCATGGGGGACAATATCAGCCAAAGGAGGCGTGGCGCGTGTGGCTGGTCCGTGCGGGGCGCGGGTTCGGCAAGACGCGCGCCGGGGCGGAATGGGTCAACGGCGTCGCGCGGCGAATTCCCGAGGCGCGCATCGCGCTGGTCGGTGCCACCGCGGACGAGGCGCGGCGCGTGATGGTGGAGGGGCCGAGCGGGGTGCTGGCGACCGCGCGGCTCGACATGCGGCCGGCCTGGGCGGCTAGCAAGGGGGAGGTGCGCTGGCCGGGCGGGGCGATCGCCACCGTCTATTCCGCGGATTCGCCCGAGGGGCTGCGTGGGCCGGAACATCATGCCGCCTGGTGCGACGAACTGGCCAAGTGGCGGCGCGGCGAAGCGGCGTGGGACAATCTGATGATGACGATGCGGCTCGGGAAACAGCCGCAGGTGATGGTGACGACGACGCCGCGATCGACCGCGCTGATGCGGCGGGTGATGGCGCTGCCGCGGCTGCACCAGACGACCGGGCGAACCGGCGACAACGTCCATTTGCCGGCGGCGTTCATCGAGACGATGACCGAAAGCTATGGCGGGACGGCGCTTGGCCGGCAGGAGCTGGACGGCGAGATGATCGAGACGGTCCCGGGGGCGCTGTGGACGCGCGCGATGATCGAGGATTGTCGGATCGCCGCGGCGCCGGTGCTGGTGCGCGTGGTAGTGGGGGTCGATCCGCCGGCGGGCGTGGGGGGTGACGCCTGCGGGATCGTTGCCGCGGGGTTGGACGCCGCTGGCGCCGGCCATGTGATCGAGGATGCGAGTGTCACCGGCGCGACGCCCGAGGGCTGGGCACGCGCGGTGGCGGGCTGCGCCGCGCGGCATGGCGCCGACCGGGTCGTGGCGGAGGCGAACCAGGGCGGCGAGATGGTGCGATCGGTGCTTCACGCCGCCGACACCGGCCTGCCGGTCAGGCTGGTTCATGCCAGCCGCGGGAAGGTGGCGCGGGCGGAGCCGGTGGCGGCGCTGTATGAGGCGGGGCGCGTGCGCCATGCGGGCGTGTTCCCGATGCTGGAAGACGAGCTGTGCGGGCTGATCGTCGGTGGCGGCTACGAAGGGCCGGGGCGATCGCCCGATCGGGCCGATGCGCTGGTCTGGGCGCTCAATGAGCTGATGCTGGGGCGGCGCGTGCGGGCCGGGGTGCGGGCGATCTAGCGCAGCGGCGCTGCGTGACCTGACAATTCAGGAGGGATGAGCATGAAATGGTTCGGCATGAGGGCCGGGCGTGAGGAATCGCGCCCGGCCCTTTCGCGTGGGGCGGGGTCGCGTGGCGCGGCGGCGTTCGCGCAGGGGGAGTGGCCGTCGGGATATGAGGCGCAGGTGCGTGCCGGCTATCTCGGCAATGCAGTCGCGCAGCGCGCGGTGCGGCTGGTGGCGGAGGCGGTGGGATCGGCGCCGCTGGATGCGAGCGATCCCGCGCTGCTGGCGCTGGTGACGGCGCGCAGCGGCGGCGGGCGGCTGGCCGAGGTCGTGGCGGCGCAGGTGCTGCTGCACGGCAATGCCTTCATCCAGGTGTTGCGCGATGAGACGGGAGCGGTGGCGGAGCTGTATCCGCTGCGGCCCGAGCGGGTCGGCGTGGTGCTGGATGCCAGCGGCTGGGCGGCGGGATATCGTTATACCGTGGGCGGGCGGGTGAGCGAGATCGCGCCCGATGCGGTGATCCATGTGCGCGGTTTCCACCCGCTGGACGATCATTACGGGTTGGGGTGCCTGGGCGCGGCATCGGGGGCGATCGCGGTGCACAATGCCGCGGGCCGCTGGAACAAGGCGCTGCTCGACAATGCAGCGCGGCCATCGGGGGCGCTGGTCTATGATCCCGGCGATGGATCGGCGCTGTCGGCCGAGCAGTTCAAGCGATTGCGCGAGGAAATGGAGGCGGGCTTTGCCGGGACCGGCAATGCCGGGCGGCCGATGCTGCTGGAAGGGGGCCTCAAGTGGCAGGCGCTGAGCCTGTCGCCGGCCGACATGGATTTCGTCGCGCTGAAATCGGCGGCGGCGCGGGAGATCGCGCTGGCGTTTGGCGTGCCGCCGATGCTGCTGGGGCTGCCGGGCGACGCGACCTACGCCAATTATCGCGAGGCGAACCGCGCGCTGTGGCGGCTGACCGTGCTGCCGCTGGCGGATGCGGTGTTCGGTGCGCTGGCGGCGGGGCTGCGCGGGTGGTTCGCCGAGGCGCGGATCGAGATTGATCCCGATCGCGTGCCGGCACTCGTCGAGGATCGCGAGCGGTTGTGGGCGATGGTGTCCGCAGCCGATTTCATTTCCGCCGACGAAAAGCGGCAGATGGTGGGGTGGGCGCAATGACGGGTGCTGGCGGGACGGGAACTATCCTGGCGCAGCTGATCGCGCAGGGCGCCGCATCGGGCGCGGACATGGCGACGCTGCGCGCGATCGCCGAGGAAGCCGGCGAGCTGGGCGCGACGCGGGCGATGACCCGTCTGGGGCTGGCCGATGATGCGGCGTCGCGTGATCTGGCCGAATTGCGCGAGCTGCTGACCGCGTGGCGCGATGCGAAGCGCAGCGCGTGGAAGGCGTTCGCTGGCTGGGCGGCGGCGCTGCTGCTCGCCGTGCTGGCGGTGAAGCTGGGGTTCGGGGAGTGGGTGCGATGAGCCTGCGCATCCAGGGCTATGCCGCAGTGTTCGACCGGGTCGACCGCGCGGGGGACGTGTTTCGCAGCGGCGTCTTTGCCGATGCGGTGCCGGTGCCGCTGCTGATGCAGCATCGCGGCGCGCCGGTGGGGGAGATCTGGGCGATCGGCGAGGACGCGCGCGGGCTGTGGATCGAGGCGTGCGTGACCAATCCCGAGGCGGCGCGGCTGGTGCGGGGCGGGGCACTGCGGGGGCTGTCGGTTGGTTATCGCGCGCTGGCGGCGCGGCAGGGGGCGTGGCGCGAGGTGCTGCGCGCGCGCCTTGCGGAAGTGAGCCTGGTCGCGGTGCCGATGCAGGCGGCCGCGCGGGTGGAGGCGGTGATCGAGATCTGACGGTTCGCGCCCGTGTTGGGTGCAGCTTCCCGGCCAATGGCGGCCGGGGAGGGTTTTCGTGTGGGAGAAGAACATGGGCGAGATGATGGTGGCACGGCCGGTGCTGGATGGTGCGTCGGCAATGGCCGGTGCGGGCCGCGATGCGGCGTTTGGCGCCTTCGTGCGCAGCGGCGCGGTGCTGGAGATGAAGGCCTTTTCGGGGGTGACCGGCGATGCCGGGGGCTATGCCATCCCCAAGGAAATCGACGCGGTGATCGACGCGACGCTGAAGGCCGCGTCGCCGATCCGCAGCATTGCCAATGTCGTGTCGGTCGGCAGCGCGGGTTATCGCAAGCTGGTGACGACGGGCGGCACGCCATCGGGCTGGGCCGCGGAAACGGGCGCGCGTGGCGAGACGGGACGCCCACGCTGGTCGAGATCGCGCCGCCGATGGGGGAACTGTTCGCCAACCCGTCGGCGACGCAGGCGATGCTGGACGACGCCAATTTCGATGTCGAGGAATGGCTGGCGGGTGAGATCGCGGCGGAATTCGCCAAGGCGGAAGGCGCGGCGTTCGTCGGCGGCAACGGCACCAACCGGCCGAAGGGTTTCCTGCAGCAGGCGACGGCGCTGACCGGCGATGCGACGCGCCCGTTCGGCACGCTGCAGCATGTCCTGTCCGGCGCGGCGGGCGAGTTCGGCAGCAATCCGCAGGAACGGCTGATCGACCTGGTCCAGTCGCTGCGCGCGCCATACCGGCAGGGCGCGGTGTTCGTGATGAATGCGGCGACGCTGGCGCGCATCCGCAAGTTCAAGACGAGCGATGGCGCGTTCGTGTGGCAGCCGAGCCTGGCGGCGGGACAGCCGGCAACGCTGCTGGGCTATCCGGTGATCGAGGCGGAGGACATGCCCGACATCGCCGCCAACACGCTGTCGATCGCGTTCGGCAACTTCAAGGCCGGGTATCTGATCACCGAGCGCAGCGAGACGGTGATCCTGCGCGATCCGTACACCAACAAGCCGTTCGTCAGCTTCTACGCCACCAAGCGCGTCGGTGGCTGCGTGTCGAACAGCGAGGCGATCAAGGTGATGAAGTTCGCCGCGTCGTGATCCTTCCCTGCCCCTCCCGTTCGCGCGGGAGGGGCGATTGATGCGCGAGGGGGGAGAGGATGATGACGGTTTCGGGGGTGTCGCCCGCCGCGATCGCCGCGGCGGTGGCGGAGGCGCGCGGCTTTCTGCGGCTGGAGGGGGGGCGGAACAGCCGCTGCTGGAGCGGCTGGCCGCCACCGCGATCGCGCTGGCCGAGGCGTTCACCGGCACAATGCTGGTGACGCGGACGGTAGAGGAGGTGCTGACGGCGACCGCCGGCGGTGGCTGGCAATTGCTGCCCGCGACGCCGGTAACGGCGATCGGCGGGGTGACGGGCCTGCCGGCGGAGGGCGCACCGTTCGTCCTGCCGCCGGACGCCTATGCGGTGGATGTCGATGGCGACGCGCGCGGCTGGGTGCGGGTGATCGCGCCGGGCGCGGCGGGGCGCGTGGCGGTGAGCTACACCGCCGGGCTGGCGGCAAGCTGGGCCGCGCTGCCGCCACCCATCGCGCAGGGAGTCGCGATGCTGATCGCGCATCTGTTCAACGATCGCGACGCCGGGCGTGCGCCGCCGTCTGCGGTGGCGGCGCTGTGGCGGCCGTATCGGCGGATGCGGTTGATGGCGGAGGCGGGGCGATGAGCGGCGCGGCGGCAGAGGGCGTGGTCGCAGGGGGCGTGGTCGCAGCGGGCGTGGTCGCAGGGGGGTCGGCAAGCGGGGCGGCGGCGTTGCAGGCCGCGATCGTGACGGCGGCTGGGGGCGTGGTGACGACGTTCGACGCGCCGCCGGTCCGCGCGGCGCTGCCCTATGCGGTGATCGAGGATGCGGTGCTCGCCCGCTGGGGCGCGGCGGGGATCGACGGGCGCGAGGGACGGGTGCGGATCGTGCTGCACGATGCCGGCGAGCGGCCGGTGCGGCTGCGAACGCTGGCCGCCGATGTCGAGGCGGCGGTGACGATGCTGTCGGGCGAGATCGGCGGCGGGTGGCGCGTCGTGGCGCTGCGGCTGGTGGGCGGACGAACGCAGCGGAGCGGGGGCGGGAACGGCGGCGATCGCTGGACCGCGACGCGCGAGTTTGCGGTGAAACTATACCGGGAGGGATGACGATGGCGGTGGAGAAAGGTTCGGCCTTCCTGCTGAAGGTCGGCGACGGGGCGGTGACGCCTGTGTTCGCGACGGTTGCGGGGATGCGCACGACTCAGCTGAGCATCAATGGCGAGGCGGTGGTGGTGACTCACAAGGGATCGGGCGGCTGGCGCGATCTGCTGTCCGGTGCGGGCGTGCGTAGCGTCAGCGTGTCGGCGGCGGGGGTGTTCACCGGATCGTCGGCCGAAACGCGGGTGAAGACCAATGCGCTGGCAGGCACGATCGACGATTATCGG